ACGATTGACATGTCGAACGTTCCCCAGGAAACTTTCACTCCTTTTTTAGCAAGTTCTGATCTTAAAGGCAAAGGACCTGTCTTTGGACCCATTATTCCTAATGAAACCAAAACAGACGCCCCCCTAGAGATCACACAATCTGCGAAAAATCCATTTCGCCCTACTCCAAAAGCTGATGTTAAAACCGAGACCCCTGTTCCAGAACAGGCTAAGGAGCAACTAAAAGCTAAGGATACAAGGCCCGTGGACCCAAAAACTGGAAAATTCCTCCCTGATCCAAATTCCAAGACGAGTTTGAAGAAAGCTGCGAAAGCAGCTAAAGCCCTTGAACAAGCTAAGGAAAAACCTGCTGCTCCTAAAGAGAATCCCTCCAAAGAAGCAAAGGCCGTACCCAAGCAGACCGAGAAAGCACAACCTCAACCCGTCCAAAATAGTGAGAAAACACTACCCCAAAAAACTGATGAAGGAAAACAGAAGAAACCCGTTCCCCCCAAGAATGAGAACTTAACCCTTTCCGAACTTGAGAGATTTCTCCAACCCTGTGTCAGTGCAGGTGAAGTGTTCGCCGAGGAAAAAGTTAGAGAGACATGGATTACCTTACAGAAGAATGTGAAGACACTCTTGAAAGATAATTCACAAAAACGGTTGGCTTTAGTTCTGTTAATTAAAGCATTGAGCGAAGCACCTTTCGCCCTAGATTCTACTCAATTAAGTTTGGCTAAAGAATTCAATGTTACATATTACAAGAGCAATAAACCTTCCGGAACTGGTCATGCAAATGATGCCGTGATTCGAAGATTAAGCGACCAACAAGTTTTACTTCAGATCATGAAAAAACATTTAGATGAATTTGATATCGATTACATTTCAAGTAATTATACTACCTCCTCTTCCTCGTCATCAGACGAATCTTCGGGTTCAGCTGATGAAGGAAGAGACATGGAAAATCTAGTTATTTGTGATATTTACGGTTCAGAACGCGTCGGGAATATGTTTTATAAAGCACATAAGCGTGTACATCAGTTCTTCCCGGAACTCTCCCTTAAACACCTTAAATTACTGAGTTGGCAGCCGATCATTACCGCACATGATTGTCGCAGCTTAGTTGGCAAATGGCAAAAAACTTGTACATTTGATGAATTTTACACGACATTACCCCGTGGAACCTTGTATGGAATCTTTGAAGACGTTTACGCACTTACCGAAGAGGAATATGCAAATTTATTCACCAAATTTGACAAACATTTTATCATTTCCCGTGTTTTTGGAAGGAGACCAGGATTTGGCTCTCATGGACAAGGTTATTATGAAATAACAGACAATTTAACTGTCAATGCTGTCTCCAGCGTTAATGAACGACCCTGGCCAGAACATGCGACGAATGCGTGGTTGCGAGAACGAACCTTCTCAGATGCAACAGAAACCTTTCAACAGTATGTAGGCGTAGCTCGGAATTTATGGAGAACTTTTGGACACACCCAAATTTTCGAAGGAACAAGAATAGTTCGTGTTTTACAAGATAAAGCGATTTCATACATCGATTCATCTTTACTTTTGCAATACGAACAGATCTATCCTAAGACATCAGCAGCTGAATTACAACACTATTTCCAAGTGATGACTGGACAAGAATCACTTTATAACCGTCCACTATTGGTGGCTAGTAAGGTAGTAACCGACCTTGAATCGGGGCAGGCTAACAAAGGACGCTCCAACTATACCATCAATTCATTGTCTAGTTTAGTAGCAGAAGCACTTAAACAACCATTGTATCTCAATTTGAAGAAAACTTTTCCACAACTGGATTTGAATAAAATCACAGCTGAAACAGTAGCATACATCGCTTGGAAAAACTTCGAAAATGAATTTTATCTATGGTCAGCAATTACAAACTCTTTTTCAGGACTTTGGAATTTGTTTAAGCGCCAACGAACCAACATGGAAGTGGTAGCGACACCACAAGGAACCCAAAATGGTATCGTGTTCAAAGCACTTCTTGCAGGAACAATTCTCCTACTAATTAAAAGATATGCCACTGGCCATATCTTTTCTCCAGCCTCTTTATCGTTTAAGGATGCGATTACTGCTCTCTTCTCCAGAGTTCCAAATTTCCAAAATCTAACTGATTCCTTATGGTTTCGTTTACCTAGATTCATTATTGATCGAGTTCCTGCACCGTCTTTCTCTGTTAAACCAGCTGACGTGTTTTCCTGTGGACTGGTACCTTTAATGGAAGAAGGATTGAAACAATGCTTAGGGCCTTTGGGTGCCTTTGCACTAGGATTAGTTGAAGGCTTTGGACAAACAATTATGGCTAATAATTACACCGATTATATGCATATAATTATCCATGCAATGGGACACCTTGGTCTCTATTTCCTTTCTCGGAAGAATATAGTAGCTGGTATTGCCCTACATGGTTTGTGGAACTTAGGTTGTGAAGGAGTATTAACAAATCCAAACTATAAACGGTTCACACCCACTCCCGGCATCATCTCTCACCCAGGTGTACATGCCAGTCTTTTTGACCGGATCAACACGGTCTTTGAGAACCCAGCTTCCAGAAAAGCGGTCATTGATAATCCTTTTGTTTTAGATCAATTCAAAAGATACATCGCACCAAACTTAGGAAGCTGGGCCATTAAAGGCTCTTTTCTTGGTACTTTCTTCTCTATGAATGGATATACTGACGAAATAATTCCCACTCCACTAGTTCAACTTGTGAAAGAAGCTTGTGCAGAAGGAAATTTTGAATTAGATATCCCTGAATGTCTTCCCCTCAACGAGGAAGAAACAGAAGTTGAAGCCATAATTAATCCAGTCTCTTCAATCTTTCCACTCGAACACGAGTACAATCAACGCGTAGTTGGATATTACATCCTTCAAAGTGGAGATCTCCTCTTTCAACGGCCTTGGGGTATTAACTGTACTTTACATGCTTTGGAATTGCGAAATTTGGCTCCTGGACCACAAAGTTTTACTTGTGAACAACCCGGTTCTGAATGTTCGTTTTCAACCAAAACATGCCCAGTCGCTATTGAATGGAATCAAAATTTTAAACGCTTGATGAACACTCCAACCATGGACGGTCTAACGATTCGGAAATGGTTTGCAGTTGGTTTAGCTGAAGCAGAAAAGAAGACACGAGAATGGTGGGCAGAACATTTTAATCAGGCTCGGAAAATTCGTAGGGCATGGACCTCAGTCAACAATACACTCATTGATCCAGGACAACAAAACCTGGATGCCTTTGTCAAATCTGACGAAGTAATTCCTGTGAAAATTAAGGATGGAAATCCCGTTTTCAAAGCAAGAATTGTAGTCTGTTTTGCAACAGATAAACAAGCCTTACTTGGAATTAAAATTTATCGCGCTATGGAAATCACTAAATTCGTTTATGATGGTAGTCGAAAATTTTATGTTAAAGGAAAATACTTCGAAATTCATTTTACAATAATGATCGGATCAGGCAAAACCTCCTCAGGACTCAATGAATGGATGAAAGAAACTATTGAATGGATGCAAACATTAGTTTCTGTCATAGCTATGGCTGCGGGCTTTGCTGGTGATGACACCATTATTATTTTGAAAACTCCGCAAGGAACCATTGTCCTTTTAGAAGGTGATTATACACAATTCGACCGCTCAAATGGTGCTCACGCACTACGCAATGAATCAAAAACTCTACAAGTGGTCGGAGTTGCACGTAAAAACACACAAACATTAGAACAAATGGCTGATTCCAAAATAACGTTAATGGATCGTCGTCTCGGTTACACCAAAAAGATCAAACAACAAATTCAACGTATTACAGGTGGACCTGACACAACGCTCGGGAATACACACAATAATGTTACAGTTTTCATTGGTTCTGTTCATAAAATGGCAAACACAATTTGCGAACCAACAAAATTTGCTGAAAAATTTTTAGATGTCTGGATAGACACCGCCACCCGTTCTGGCTTTTCTTTGAAAACCAGAGTGTCACACAACATTGGACAAGCCACGTTTCTGAAAGGATGGTGGCAACCTTGTCTGAATGGACAATGGGCTTGGTTACCTCTACCCTCTGGAATTTTTAAATTAGGCAAAATTATGACAGATCCTCGGAAAATTTACCCGCACCTTTCCCCATGCGAGGCGTGGCGTATGGCTGCCAGTGCGATGGCCAATGGAGTCGGTAATATTCCAAAAGAATATCCTCTCCTAGGAACATTAATGAATAAATACAAACAAGTGAAGAATGTTGACATACTTCCCCAAGATGAACACAAAATTTTCATTGATGAACCGGTCGAACTGGATATCCCAGCCGTTTTAACAAATATGTGTACCCGTTATGGTCTAGAAGAATATCAAATCCTGGAAACTATGAAGAATATTGAGTCTTGTCCCTTCCCAGGGATGTACCCATTGGGTGCTTGTAAGGCTTTGATCTTTGACTACATGTAAATTACCTTTGCGGCTCTTTCTAAACGGTATTGAGGTGGAAAGAGAGTCAGATTACAATGAAGCGAAATTGTTCCCGTTCTTAGTCAAGCTTTCTCGTGGATAAAGAAAGCGGCGCCACGCCGACAGAAAAACTCACTCACGTGAATGTCAGAAAATGACTTCCCCTCTGTCACTCAGATTGCTAAAGGTCGAACCGCCCTACGTGATCTTAAAGCTACTTCGAAACTTTCGAAAGAAGGTGATGCCTGGCTTACATTTGCCCTGGATCCGTTCCATGACAAAAGTATCAAAGGAATCACCGGAATTCCGGATGGAAACACTGGTAAATCAGTGGTTTGTTCCGTAGTACGTGAAATAAACATTGGAAAACCTGCCTCAGGAATTTCAACAGCCAATTGGTCTTGTAGAATTACTACTTACCCTGTTGCCTCAGATATGAATCTTAATAATGGTATTTTACATACTAATTTATTAGGACAAGTTGATGCTGGACCTAACAAAATTGCGCCTGTTGTTATTGACTATGCCGATGACAATACTCCTTTTGGTGAATTCCATAGCGGAGCCGATATTATATCAATACCTTTAGATTTTCTAAAGGGACCATTTAAAATCGGAGCTATGGGATTAGAAGCTGTTAACACAACCTCAGAATTACATAAACAAGGACTATTTTCTGGTGCAAGGATGAACCAAATTTGCAATGAAACTTTTTCATGCACAACAGTTAATGCTGGAGCCTCGGTTTCAGCTCTTACAACTGGAGCATGTTATTTAGTTCGAACCCCCCCCAATACTCTTGCTGACCTAACACTTCTTCCCGACGTGTGTCAATGGGAAGCAAAAGAAGGAGCCTATTCGGTAGTCCCTCTTAAAGGTATGGGCACGCGTTCTGCAATGGCCAATCCTAGGTATCCAATTCTCACTGCTACTGACATTACAGCAGGTGTTGACGAAAATATTGAAGTCGCTGGACCAATAATCACCACCTCTGTAATTCCGGATTTCCCCAATACAACTGCTATTTCTCATTTCACTGCTTTTCCTGGTGAAAACCCTCAAGACTCTGTAGTCTGGTTCTTCACAGGTTTAAGCGCTGAAACAACCCTAACAATTCGAGGCCGTTGGATGATCGAAAGATATCCTAACGATCAAGAACCCGAAATCGTCGTACTGTCTACTCCTAGTGCACCATACGACCCTGTCGCTCTTGAAATCTATTCTCGGGTTAGCCAAAACATGCCTGCTGCGGTCATGTTCAAGGAAAACCCTGAAGGAGAATGGTGGCAACGAATTCTTGGTGAAATGGCTGACGTCATTGGACCAATGTTGATCGCTCTTCCTCATCCCGCTGCTAAAGCTGCTGGAACTGCTATGCTTGTCGGAAACAAAATTTTAAATCCAGAATCAGCACGTAAAAAGGCTGTTATGAATAATGGACAAGTTTCAGTTCAAACTAGAAATAAACAAAAGAAGAAGAAGAAAAAACAACAGAAAGGAGCTGTAGCTTCACCCCAACCCATTAAAGCATAATTAGCTTGGGTGGCTTCTAACCCATAATGGTGTTTTCCACACAGTTGTTAGAAAGGAATGCAGAAGGCGACAACCTTCGAATTCAATATGGCGCCGTTGAATGATTCTTATGCACTAAATAAGAACCGGTCCG